GCCAACGGAATGCTGAGTAATATCACCACGCTCGTATAAAGGCCATGCCACTTCTTTCCAAAGAAACATATCCCGGTAGCTATTTTCACCAACGAGATATTTGCCTTCTTTGTATAGCTTTTGAAATTTACCTAAGCTGCTTTCAAGTTTACGCTCATGGTTGACCAAATGCCAAATTTCATTTGATCCATTAGGGCCACGTTCTGCAATTGTTTTGTCAAATGCAGATTTATCAAATACATCACCATCCCTGTCAATGCTTTCCATTTCAGCAATAGCAACCTTTACGCTGCGTTTGGATGTATCCACATCCAATGCCTTTAAATCGTAAACTTTATGCTGTATTGCCATGCTTTTTTTATTTTGCCAGTAACTCAAACAAACTGCGTATCTCTGATCATTTTCTCCGAATTCGCCCACCATTTCACTATCACCCATGCACCTATCTAAAAACTGATCTCTGCTTTCGTTTGCTCTTGGACTTGGCATATTAACAAAATTGAAATATAAAAACTATACAAAAGTAAATAATTGTCAACTATCAAAAAGTAATACTTTGCTTTCTTATTAACCTGCCGTTTGCATCCCGTTTATTAACTATCGCAAAAGTGCATCTACACCGTATCACATCGGCCGCTCCTGCCTGTGGATCATGTGGATGTTCTAATTCTGTTCCCGATCTGCGATCTACGAACTTATCATTAAAATCTACCGTTTGCCCATCCAAATGCCAATGATCAGCTTTATCCTTTTGACCATTGATAGGGTTTCCTCTTGTCCTGTTATCTTTTGCGGCAATCCACATCTTTTGCTTTTCAAACGGTGATTTGTCAGCACCAACAAACGTACCCGCATGAATAGCCCTGCCAACCTCAGTACGTGCGATCATGTCCGCCCTGTTTCTATTTAGCCCCGGCACTGTTTGACTGATGTATTGTGCATAATCAGAATAACCCCAGCCTTCCCGATTGCCGCGCTCCAATATATCGAGCATCATCGTTCGACTTGTCTTTACAATTTGAAGCACACCGTTATTATAAAAGTTAGTACCTAAGTAATCCATTATAAGTTGAATCCACTCCTCAGGTGTATTAAATTGCTTTTCCTTTCTTAGTGTGTTGTAATTAGTACGTGCATATCTTACACCAACCTCCCTAATTATTTGACTCATTACATGGCTTATGCCATCACTAAATAGCAGGCCGTTTATATACTTTCTTGCAGCCTGTTCGCTTTCCCGTAATGCATCCTTAAAGCCTCGCATATCGGACTGCAAAGCATTATAAAAGCTTTTTTGATACTTATTGATGTATTTAACGGCTTTGTTCCTCTCCCTGTTCCAATATATTCGCCTTTGTCTCGCCGTCATATTTTGAGATGAAGTTTATCAGTTCTTTTGTAAAATGGCCACGTTTTATGATCATTTTACCATATTCGTTAATGCAGTTTTTTTCTTTCTCAGTCTCAGGATATTTCCGCTTTGCAATGCTTTGACAATACTTTTTAATTTCTATTGTTTGTGACATTGTGCTGTATAAACTTATAAAATTTTATCGCCTCTGCATTTATTAACGCCTCAAATATACAAACGTTTACAAACTGCCATCCGTAATCCTTAAGCCATATAATCGTTGTATTCTCCGCTCTCATCATGGCTCCCCGATTCGTTTGGTACATCAATATCCTCAATAAGTCCGTAATTGCCTGTAATCAAATATTTACCGTGCATTTGCTCCGTTGTTGGCTCAAAGCCTAACAATTGCCTGTATTCATTACCTGTGATTGCGCCCCTGTCAAACATACCGTTGTAAACCGTTGACATTTTGCTGTAATCATCCTGCAACTCAGGTATTGCACTAAAATCAAAATCCAAATATTCACGGCTTTTAAATGCTGGCACTAAAACTCTGTTAAGTTCATCCCTTAAGCTGTTGCACATTGGCATGATAAGATCTGTAACAAATTTTTTTTGCGCCCATTCTTTATTGCTGAATGATTGACCAGGTACTAAAATGTCAGGATCTACACCTAATGCCATTGCAATCCGCTCCATTGTTTTATCCTGACTATCCAAAAGCTGCATATCTACCGAATCCTTACCGATATCCAAATAAGCCCATTTGCCCTGCAAAGTAGCTACAGCCGCCTTCATCGCTGTATTATTGATCTTGTTATCTATAACAGATTTTAATTGACCGGCTTGCTCAGGGCTTAGATTGTCTAAAGTTTCATTTGTCAGCACACCTTTTGCGCCTCCGTTCTGAAACATTGCAACCGCCGCCTCCATAGCATCGTTATCCTGTTGCAACCTTCTTTTTAGCGGAATAAGCGGGTTAAAACCACGCAAATGGCTGCGATCTACAGCATCAAAATTGGGGTTAAATGTTTTCCAATGGATAATATCAGTCTTTGCAATTGGTATAAACTTACCGCCCAAGTCTATCAAATAGCCTGTAACACCATACAAATCCTGTGGATCAGGTACTATCTCAACTTTTGCTGGAGGCAAAATATACATCTCAAGCACCTCCCCGTTTTCAATACCGCCTCTATTTAACCAAATAAAGCTCTCCCCAAACAAAGCATAAAACGAAAACAAACCCTCATAAAAACTATCAGCACCCTGCGAAGGGTTTGGGTTATTGATGAGATTAGACAAAGCTGTGTTATTTGCCATCTCATCCAATGCCTTTACTTTATCTAATTGATAACGTTGCACGTTATTAATGGGGCTGTGTTTGTATTTTTTTAAGGCTGTTTGATTCTTAGGCAGATAAGCATAAAGAGGCACGTTTGATGCCTTTCTTGCTATTTTTTTAATGACCGTAAAAACAGTATCGTTATTGGTGTATGCATTTGCATCTTTATCCCATCTAAAAAAGTTTACATGATTGCCAATGTAAATACCTGGGAATGACATTGCTTTGGTTTTAATCTTTTCAATGCCTAAAAATTTTGTAATCCAACTCATTAGAATGCTACCCAGCTGGGTGATTTTGATGTTAATTTTGTAAAGATAGCATAACGCATGGCATCCAGTAAGTGATCATGTTCTTTTACAGGTGATTCATCCGATGCTATATTGCCATCCTTATCCGTTTTCCATTTGTACGATTGCAACTCCGCTTTTAGATTATTGCTATTATGTACAATATGCAAAGGATGTGACTTAACCTTCATGATGCCAGCCCATACATCTTTATCAGCAGGTTTGCAATTAAATCCATTTCTGCTTAACTCCTCAATCGTTTTCGGCTCTGCTGCATCACAAAAGATTTCATCACTCCTCATCAAATTTAACGCCTTTAATTTGATCACTAAGTCAGAAATTGTCAACTTAGGCTCATAAAGTAACTCCTGCACGTAATTAGAGCCTTCGTAATGCTCTATCTTTACAAGTGCTGTGGGTACGGTATAACCAAAATCTAATCCGTAAAATACCTGCCCTTTATTTGGTAATTCGCTAACCACTTTCCAATTAGTGTAAATAAGTTCCTTACTTGCTCCCCTTTGCCCTAAGCCGTACACTTTCCACATAAAATCATCAGGCAAATCTTTGTACGATTCTATGTAATCAATTTGCTGCTGGCTTAAATTATGGATATTGTCTTTGTACGTTGAATGTATCTTTTTGTTTTTTGGATTGTCAGCAATATCATAAACCCAACTATTAAACTCAGCAGGGTTCCAATCCATAAAAATAGTCCCTGTTGTACGCATTGCCAATTGGTCAAACAAAAGCTTATTAATCAAATTAGCCTCGTTTATAAACAACACATCCCTACCGGGTCCACGTGCTTTGCCTTCATCCTCAAGACCGAAAAGTTCGATATAAGAGCCGTTTGGGAAAGAATAAACAAAATCAGTCCACCTCATCCAGTCCTCGTACCAATTGCCTGTTTCTTTTAATACCTGCTGTAAATCCCTAAATGCACCACGTTTTATGTGAGGCAAAGAATGCGAAACAACAGAAATGCGTTTGTTAGCCTCTGTTGTTGCAATGCTTACAAGTATTTGAATTGTTGAGTAAGATTTGCCGGAACGGCTACCGCCTTCATTGCATATTATCTGCCAGCCATCTTTATAAGCCTGATGGGTCTGCCATATTACTTCGCTCGGTATCGCCATTTTTGCTTATGATAACAGGTTTTAATTGAGGAATATTTAAAGCACCTTCAATGTTTAAATTTTGCTTTGTTTTTCCATACGCTCTCTCAAGTAATACTTCTGCTGCCCTTACATCACCTTTTAAAGCTTTTGTTTTTAATGCTTCAAGTATATTTTTTGCATCACTTAATCCGCTTTCCTCTTCACCTAAAACATCAGCCAACAAAATATCTATTTCCGGTAATTTCTTTTTTCGGCCAACATTTACCGTGTTACCTGACTTTAATTTGCCGCCATTTCTACCTTCACGCATAACGAGTTATTTACGGGAAATTAGTAAGTTTTATCATAAATACGTTTTATATTTTTAACCTCATAA